AGGATGAACTAAAGTTTGTCGTTGCATCTAATGTAATTGAAGTTCCCGATCCACCTGTACCAGCGGTGTCGTTTAACAACGCTCCATCTAAATTAGATGTTGCAGCTCCAGGAACTGATCCGTTCCATTGTGATATACCAAAACCATAACCATAAGATTGTGCGGCTGGACCCACTTTCTCATAAGGCTTGACTGCAATACTTCCACCAGATGCAGACCCTGTAGAAACTGTTGTTTGTGTAACTGTAAAAGTTGTAGGTGTTGGAACTGTTGTTACTTGAAATAGTTTATCTTCAAAGTCTGATGCAGAATAACCTGTACCACCTGGTAATGTTACACTATCAAATAAAACAATATCTCCAGGTTCTAAGTTATGTGATGTAGAAGTTGTTATTGTACAGACAGCAGTTGTGCCATCTGTTGCAATTGTAGAAGAACTTAATGTAGCTTTTAAAGGTGTTATGTCAAACAATTGTCCTTCAAAATATAATAATAAAAATTTATCTGTTCCAAGAGCAACATATCTGTTTCCATTTAAATCAACAAATGCGTGTTGTTTTCTAGCAACACCAACAATACTGTCTGATACTAAAGAGGACCAACCTCCAACTTTTTCAGGAAGATTGTATCTAAACCTTACGTTATCAGAATCTATCCAACGATTTTCAGCTCCTGCAGACGTATTTTGCTTATCGATGCCAGGTAAGAAATTATATTCAATAAGGGCCATGGTCCCTGCTCCCTATGCCGTGTTAGTTTTGTAAGCCCAGCCCCTTGTTGCATCCACATACACTAATGTAAAAGCTTGACCGTTAGTGGTTAGTGTCAGGTTTGATGTACCTGTATTTATTGGTTGACTGTTTCTGTTAACAATCAAGTTGTTAGAGTTAAAAGTTCCTCTTGCATCAATAAACGTAACCTCTGATCCCACTGCTGGTGATGCAGGTAAAGTTACCGTAATTGGGTTAGCTGTCGTGTTTGCAAATATTTGATCACCATCTACTGCAGTATATGCAGTGATTGTTGAAGAGTTTAGGGTTACATATCCTTTGTTACGAATACCAAGACTAACATTTGTCCCGTCAGAATATACTAATGATTTAGATCCAATAGGTAATACAACCCCGGTCCCTGATACAGTTTTAACTGTGATTGTGTATAGTGCAGATGTACCTCTTGTTGTTGCATCTTCAAAAATAATAATTCTTTCAGAGCCATCAGGTATGGTTACATTTCTGTTTGCACCTAATGTACCAGTTAATTTAATGTATATATTTTTACCGTTTGATGTTGCACCATTATCAAGTGCTAGAGTTAAATCTCCAGAAGCTAATTGTGCTGATGATAAATAACCTGTAGCTAGTTGTTCTAGAATTTGTAGGTTTGTATTAGTAATTGTACCCCAAAGTCCTGCTTTTTCACCTGTAGCTATAAGCTCTAATTTTGAATTTGTTGAAAAACTTGATGCCATAATTCTCCTAATAAGGGTCTATATTAACCCATGTTTGTGATGCTCCTGGGTCTATAGGTTGCCATGTAATGATACCAGGATCATTGACAGTAAGAGTCATAGGCACGCCTGTAGGACTTACATTCGCAGCTGCGGTTATTGTAACACTTCCTGTGCCAATGGTCAATTGGTTTCCAGTAACACTTGTATTAGCTGCTGCTGATACTGTAATCGTGCCTAAACCTAAAGTTAATGGTGTAGGAGTAGGTGTAACATTTGCTGCTGCAGCAATAGTTAATGATCCAAAACCAAGTGTTAAAGGACTGCCGGTTGGTTGTACAAATGCTCCCGCTAGTGCAGATGAACTTCCAATTGCAAGAGTTAATGCATTAGCTGTTACATTAACAGTAACGTTCGGGTTAAAGAATGATGTCGATAATGGAGCACCGGATATAGAAGTTAGGCCGAGCATCTATTATGCTCCTGGTTTAGTAGGCCATGTAACAGCATCTACTTGTTCAACTGTTGTTAATCCGTTTGTTAAATCTCTTAATTCTGTTCTATAATTTTGCCACGCTGTTTTGTCGGCTATTGGTGAATCTGGTAAAACTGTCCAGTCTGATTGAGTTAATAAAAAATTTCTTTTTAATCTAAAGTTTTCCATAGCTCTATCAAAAGCCCCATCATTCCATTCTTTCTCTTCAGCCTGTCTTGCAGAAATTTCTTCTGCTGTCATGTCTACGATTTGTCCATTAATTAATTTTTTCATTATGTTTTTGATACTCCATATAAAGTCATTACACCAGAATCTATTGACCCAGCACTAAAAAAGAATCTTATTGATGTTGCTGCACTACTATTGTTATATACTGCTGTACCTTTAGCCATTTCAAAAGTATTTTCATATTGATCATGGGCAAATACTGTAGATTCAATACCTTTCATCCAAGCTCCAGTTTCATTCATTCCAGTTAAAATAATTGAGCCATTATGCTCAGATGATCTACTGCTTAAACCCATTTTAATAAACCCAGTTCCAGAAGTGTATTGACTACTTCCTGCAACTGTATTTGTACCATCACTTTCAGCATCTAAATAAATAAACCCATATTGATAAACATCTCCTGTGTCATAAGTAGGTGTAGAACCAGTTCCAAGTTGTGCTTTTAAAAACCCAGTTCCAGCATTATTATGGCCAAGTTTTTGAAAATAAATAATATAAGTGTCATAAGTAGATGAAAGTTGATTATCAAAATTTATATAACTTACTGCAGTAGATACAGTTTGTGTATTTATATGAACTAGACCGCCGTTTTCAAATCCAGATGTTAAATTTGTTCCGCCATTAGCTACAGGCAATGTTCCTGTTACTGCTGTTGTTAATCCTACTTTACTTATTGCCATTATCCTCTAAATGCCTCTATTTCGTCGTCTGTTAATCCTAAAGCTTTTAATTTTGCATCAGCTGAAGCTTTGTCGGTTGTTTTTTTAGTAATTGCATCTTCCATTTCTTTTACTACAATAGGAATTTGAGCTTCTATATCAGCTTTAGAAATTGGAGTTTCTCCATGTTCCCAAACAATACTATTAATATCTTCTCCACTTACACTAAGCTGTGCATCAGGTTTAATTTTTAAAACTGCTTCTATAATTTTATTTTTCATTATCCTGCTACCTCAAATGCTGTTATTGATACTTTTCCAGCTCCATAATTAATATAACTTGTACCAGCACTAACTTTCATATAAACTTGATATGTTAATTGAGATGTGGATGATGGTGAATCTAAAATACTCATAGCAATAGGAGAATAATTATCAGCACCAATATAACTAGCAAAACGAACTATCCCATTTGTTGAATCTCCTAAATTTGTTGAATCTCTATAAATTGTAAAATAACCAAGTTGATCGTCAGCACTTGCTCCACTTGTAAATTGAGTAGTAATAAAAACTTTTGATGAAGTTGCAGATGGAGTTATATCAACTGATAAAGTATTTGATGCTGTTACAAAACTTGTTGAAGTTGTTGATCTTTGAGTATTATCTGTTGCTGTGACCACCTGTAAAATTTTTCCAAAACCCGATGCTGTTCCAGAATTAGAAATAGTTGCACCTGACGGAATAGTTATTGTATCCCCACTCGCGCCAATAGTAATCGTATTACCACTTTCGTTTATAATGTTATTACCGTCTGCGTCTTGTATGTTATCTGCTTTTAATATACTTGTCATAATTTATCCTACTAATGCTTTAATCTCATCATCTGTTAAACCAAGGTTTTTTAGTTTAGTTTTTCCAGATGTTTTATCTGTTTTTATTTTTTCTCTTGCATCTTTTATTTCTTTAATATGTTCCAAATCTTTTTCTCTTATAGAAATTTCCTCTGAAGTTAAATCCATTAAAATTCCATTAGGGTTTTCTTTTGATACTATTAACTTTTTCATTTATTTATATCCATATAGTTTTAAAGTTCCATGTAAATTATTAGAACCACCGATTTGTATTGCATTAATTGTTGTAGCCGTTGAATAATGACCGCCCCAATAATAAGCATCCGCATCACCATCATCAGAATATTGTGCCGATAGCCCTGTAAAAACAGGTTTCCTACTTACGTTAGGTGTATAGAATTCAACATATCCACAAGATCCCTCTGTGGTATTATCGTTGTAGTTAGCAATATTATTTCCAAGTTGAACAAAATTATTTGCACCTTGAACAGAACTAGATGAACCAGATCCTGTGTAATTTGCTTCAAACCCTGTATGAATGTAGCCACTTCCAGCAAAAGAAGAACCACCGTCGCTAGATATCTTCATAAATATAGTGTTTCCAGCTCCTTCTGCGCTAACATTTACGTAATATAATCTGTAAATAGTATAAGTTGAATCTATACCACTTGTTATATTAACGCTAGTTGCTGTCCCACTCATAGTCGTAGTTGATATTAAAACACAATCTCCTACTCCTGTTTGTGTAGCGCTGGATAAGTTTATTGTTGCACCACTAGGTACAGAAATAGTCTCTCCAGATTGACCAATAGTAATAGTCCCTGATCCACTGCTCGTTTGTATATTCGATACTTTTAATGTTCCGTTTGCCATATTACAATGCCTCTATTTCTGCATCAGTTAATCCCAATGCTTTTAATTTGTTGTGCGCAGATATTTTATCATTTGCTTTTTGTGTGTCTGCATTTTTAAGTTCTTGTATTTTTGCATTTATTTCTGCTTCAGTAGGTTTTGTAATTGAACTGTCATGAACAATAATATTTTCATAAGACATTCTGTGAGAACCTGTCCAATCTTTTTTCCAACCAAACCATTGACCAGAGTGTATTTTTGATAAAGCTAAATTTAACCAATCTTGATTATTCATTTTATGTATCTCCTAATCTAATAAATGTTGCACCAGTTCTATGATTACCAGAATCTCCCATTAATGTTGTACTGGCATCTTGAGGAAAAGTTACAAATTTAACTTTATGAGTTGACGTATCAGTAACATCAAAAATAAAAGAAACTACTGTACTGGAATATTGATTACTAGCATTTAGATAAACATATCCTTCAGAAGCAGAACTATAACTAGAATTGTTTGTTGTTGTTGATATTATTACGTTATTATATTGAGTAGCAGCACCTTCTATACTTGCTTGAAAATGTATTAAATAAATTCCTGTTGATGGAAAAGTAAATATACCAGAACTTTCTGTCATATCTGATCCAATATAACCAGCACCATCAGTATCAGCTTTTTCCCAGTTTGAAGATATTGGATCATGGTTTCCAGTGCTATTCGCTGTTTTTCTCCATTGTTGAGCCATCGTAATCCCACCAAATCCAGTGGCTGTCCCAGAGTTTGCAATAGTAACTCCTGAAGGAATTGTAATTGTATCACCTGATGTACCTAGCGTTAGCGTAGTGCCTGTAGCTGGATCGACCTGATTTGTTTCTAATTTACTCATTATAAAATTACAAATGTACTCCCTGATGGAATTGTGATCGTACCACTAATAGTTACTGGTCCAACCATCGCTCCGTTTGTTGAGCCCGCCATTGACAATGATGTCAACGTTTGAGCGTTCTTTACAAAAAAATCTGTAGATAAACTTGCTGCACCTACTGTTGCATCAGTTGGTTTTCCGATGTCAAAAGTATTACCAAGAACAATACCGAAAAAAGTATCTGAGCTAGCAGGGTTTCCTGTGAACGTAATCTGACTGCCCGATATTGTAAACGCACTTATCGGTTGTTGTACAACACCTGAGACAGATATAATTACGGATGCTTCTGTTTCTGGAGACACAGCTGTTCCACTTGTAGTTAAGTTAAACGTAGCCGTAGATCCATTAAAGCCCGAAGATATGTCGTCTAAAATCTGATACGCTCCTGTGAGCGGAACTTTTCCAACGTAAGCCATATATTCCTCCTTATTCTTTATATTATGGTTTTACCCATAATTCAAATTTTTATGCTCCTGTTAATGCTTTTATTTCAGCATCAGTTAATCCTAGATCTTTGAGTTTTTGTTTACCAGATAACTTATCATTTTCACTTGTTGTATCAGCGTCTTTAATTTCTTGTATTTTTGCGTTCACTTCTGCCTCTGTTGGCATAGTGGCTGTATTGTCATTTAAAATTACATTTTCATAAGACATTCTTTTTTCTCCAGTAAAATTTTTTTTAAACCCATACCATTGAGATTTACCTGTATTAAAAGAAAGTAAAGCTAATTGTAAATAATCTTTATCCATTTTATGTAGCTCCTACTCTTATAAATTTAAAAGAAGTAAGAGTATCATCTGTGCCTCCTTTTAGAATAGTAGCACTACCTCCTGCCATACCACTTGTTGTAAATTTTACTTTTACATTAGAAACATCTGTTACATCTACAAAAGTTTCTGAAACACCGTTTGCATTATGATTACTATCCATTCCAGTAGGTTTCCATGCAACCAAATCATAGCTTGAATCATTTTGTGTTACATAAATATTAGCATTTGCGTTATCATTATTAAATTCGTAAGATAAATTAAAAGTTACTTGATAAATACCTGTTGACGGAAAAGTCCAAATACCAGAACTTACACTCATACCAGTTCCAATTTTTTCAAAAGAAGCATCATCTACTCTCTCTAAATTAGATGATATTGGATCAGCATTTGAATTTAATGATGATGTTAATCTCCATAGATCAGCTTCAGTAACACCTCCACCATTTACAAATCCTGATGTTATAGCTGTTCCACCATTAGCAACGGGCAATGTTCCTGTAACATTGCTTGCTAAGTTTACTGATTGATTTAGTCCTAATCTAGTTAATGCCATTTATTATTCCTCCTCGCCTGGTTTTGTTGGAAAGTTTTTTGCAATTACTTCATCTGCTGTTGTAAGTCCATTTGTTAAATCTCTTAATTCAGTTCTATATGCTCTCCACTCATCTTTTTGTAAATCTGTTAATGGAGCATTATTTAATTCTATCCAATCACATTCTAAAAGTAATTTATTTCTTTTTTTTCTTAACTGTTCTAATTCACCTTCATATTGTCTAGAGGCTACTTCAGCACGAAAATCGTTGTGTTCTTTTTCTTCAGCTGGTGTCATATCTCTAATAACACCTTCAAATAAAATTTTAGTCATTATATATTAAATCCATATGTTCTTACTTTTGTTGTTGCTTCTATTGATCCATTACTAAGACCAATTTTAAATCTGTCGTATGATGTAGTATCAATTTTTATAGCAAGAGTATGAGCTTGTTGTGCTGCATTATCAGTTGCGTTTCCAAAATTTAATTTTGAAATTATGTGAGTATTCCCTGCTGTATAAGGATTAAATACATCAATATATCCTGATGGCATTCCCTGATTAGAGTTTGATTTATAATCATTACTACTATCATCACCAAATAATTTTATTGAACTATCACTTGAATCATAAGTATCTTGGTTATTACTTCCTCTTAATCCAATAGTATTTCTTTGATAGCCAGTTACTACGCCACTAGAAGTTGCTAATTGAAAATATAAAGCTGATGGCGAACTAAATTTAAATTGATCAAACATAATTCTATAACTATTGTAAGTAGCACTAAAAATTGCTCCAGTTTGAATATTTGCAATAGTTCCAGAAGTTACACTTTGAGTATCTAATAAAACCATACCACCTAATCCAGATACGAAATTAGCTCTAGTCATTTTTCTAAGTGCAGAAGCAGAAGTATCATGAATTAAAATTGTGTCGTCAGTTGCAATTGAGGTTTCCGCTGTTTGTCCAGTAATAACATTTACATTTAGATGTTCATTTTCAACAGCACCATCTGCAATTTTAGCTTCTGTTATTGCGTCTGCTGCAATTTTTGCAGTTGTCACATTTAAATCTGTAATTTTAGCTGTTGTAACAGCGTCGCTTGTTAATTCTGTAGTTCCCACTGATCCTGCACCAGGTTTATTTGTTGCAACAGCTCTACCTAAGAACACACAATACATTTCGTCCGTACCATTAACCAATGCTGCTGATAGCGTCAGGGTTGTGCCCGATGCAGTGTATGCTTTACCTGATCCTGGCTCTTGAACAACATTGTTCACTACTAGCCGGATATCATTTTCGTTATTTACGGAATGATCCAAAGTATATGCAGTTTGAGAGTTTACGATTGTAAATACTTGTCTCTCAAAGCTTATGAAACTTCTTGCTGGTGCGTTTCCTAAATAGGCCATGAATCTCCTTACGTACTAATTGCATCGACAACAGACATCCAAACACTTAAAGAACTTGCCGTGTCGGATTGTGCTTTTACCACGTCTCCCGATTCAATTACTATTTTACTTCCACCGTCTATCAGCTCTAACGATCCGCCGCTGACAATTGGTGCATTTTTAATTA